GGGGTGCATAACGCCGGCTTGCCGGCATTAAGGGGCGTGATGCCCGATAAGGTGCATTATGCCTCACCCAGCAATCCTGACAACCCAGTCGTCAACGGAGACAGTGCAGAGCACATATAAACACGTTGCAAACCCGACGATCCGTCACAGGAACGTCGACGTCCAACGTGGTGCTCAGTACCGACAGGAGCCAGCATCAACCTCTAATCCCATCCGGTCGGATGGTACGAGGTCGCCAGCTCCCTACTTCATTAAGCGGCTGTTCTTTAGTCAGGGATCTTCCCTAGCTCTCCAGAGCCCTCAACCAGGGTTCTGGGGTACCTATCTTGGGCCAACTCCCTCTCATGCCGATTGTTGGCAAGAGCTGTTCGGAGTGTCGCCTGCCACTGCCTTCGGTCGGCTGCACAACGCAGCGTATATTAACCGAGTAACGGCACTGGCGCAGGTGGCTTTCTTGAACCGCCTTGCTGATGCGAGCGGAAAAGATAGTTGGCAGCTAGGAATTGCTGCGGGCGAGTTCCGCGAAACTTGCGGAATGGCTGCTAGCCTTGCGAGCAGCCTAGTGGGTGCTGCGCGATCCATCGCGCGTGCTACCCGCAAAAGTCCGAACCTAGTCGCAGATACATTGCGTATCTATGGTGAGCAGGGCCGTGAGGCCGCGCTCAGGAATCTAGGGGGGCAGAACACATCCCTCTTAGAGACCATCGTCCAAAGCTGGCTTGTCAAGCAGTTTGGGATAGATCCATTGGTTAACGACCTCTTCAACGCTAGCGTTCAACTGCAAGCGTCGTTGGCTGACCCCGTGAGGGGCGCAGAGACTTTTACGACCACCATCCGTGGTGGGAGTCAGGAGTTTCAGGATCGTGAAATCAAAGTTGGGACCGCTTGGGTGAATGAGATGCACGGCATGTCGTCGTACCTTCGGGTAAGGCACAATGTCAAGGTCGGTTTCTCGGCCAAGTATCGAATCCCAGTCAAGCCTACCACTTTCCAGCGGTTAGGGCTATACAATCCCGTTCTCTTGGCGGAACAATTGACGCGCTTCTCTTGGATGGCGGATTACGTCACCAATACCTCAGACTGGCTCCGGGCCTGTATGGCCGGGCAAGATTGCCGGTTCCTCGAGGGAACGCGAAGTGTCGTTAGCAAGGTAGCGGGGCTAGGAGGGTACTCCGTTGGCGAACCAGGGATCACGGTCGTTCTTGACCCGATGTCCCATCCGTTCGTTCTTTCCACTGACTGGTTCGAGAGATCGATCCTGCCAGTGGTCGGAGTGTTACCACCCTTCCTACCTGCAGTCAAGAATAAGCTGAACGTCAATAAAATGGCCAACAGCGTCGCGGCCCTCACCGTATTGGTGGGGAGCCATTCCCGGCCGGGTCCTCCGGTCATCCGTTACTAGAGGGCACATTCCATGTCCAACATCGTCCTGAATACCATCACCTACGTAGGCGAGGGTTTCATCAACGGGGCAACCCGTTTCATGAACCGCGCGGCGTCGCTGCTCTCCGGTTTCTCCAGCCTGTTTGGCCGGGTGAATACTGGGGGTAAGCGTACGACCGTTCGCTGGAATCTCACGATTCCGGTCCTCGTCCCTGAAGACTCCGCCTGTGGCTGCGGTGGTGACGTAAAGTTCATCACTTACGCCGAAGTACAGGTGAAGTTCGACGCACGTGCTGATGCCACGCATCGGGCCGATGTCTACACTCGTCTGACGGACCTCCTTGCGAGTTCCCAGGTCGAGTCCAGTATCAAGGACTTGACCCTGGTCCCGTAAGGACCCGCTGACCTGGTAGACTAAGGCATATCTACCCCCGTTCTGGAGATAGAGAAATGGCGAAACCAAGCTCACGGCCGTGTAAGGCCACGAACAAGCGCAGATCGAATCATCAAACCGCCTCGAAAGGGGCTAGATCTAGCGTTGCGTTTCTGCCTCCGATGTCGCGTGTCGGCATTCAGGAGTTACACAAGCTCTTAGATAAGGCACTTCCTGTGCCGATGTCTGAGGTCACCTCCGAGACCATGAAGCGTCTAGATGCCCGTTGCTGGGAGCCTGGCCTAACAAGCCAGGAATTCCGGCGGCGGTATTTGGACGCCTGTGTGTTGAAGCGGTGGCAAGGGGAGTCGGAGACTATCAGCGCCGCAGACCGCAAGGCTGCTGCGTATGAGAAGCTCCTCGACTCTGAGATACGATGCACTGAGACCAACAGATTGTTCATCGGGCCGGAAAGCCTGAGTTGGTCGAACGCACGGATTCCGACACACCTCATCGGTGTGTACAAACGTGCGCGGCGCATCCTCGAACGCCTCCTGGGTCGTTTTGACTGGGAGGAGTTTCCCACTTGTGTTGATTTCACTCCTGGTGCTACAACGGAGTTTCCTCGGAGATCTTCCAAGGTTTCTAACAAGTGGCAAGGTGGTAGCCACATCACGCGAAAAGCTCAGCCCTACGGCGAAGCCTTCCGACGATGGAGCCAGTGCCCGTCAATGGATCTCGATTCTGAGGTTCGACGGGTGCGTGGCGACTGGCCTGAGTTCCAGGCCGTCGAGGAGAACGCCGTATTCACTGTGCCAAAGCGTTTCGACACGGATCGCACGGCGGCAAAAGGGACCACTTGGAACAATGCCCTCCAGAAGGGTGTTGGGACGATGGTCCGTCGTCGTTTACAGAGGTGTCGAGACAAGCTGTTACTGCCGGATGCCCAGGTGTATCATGGGATATTGGCAAAGCTAGGGAGTAAGACAGGTTGCTTGGTGACAGGCGACCTTGTTGGCGCTAGTGATAGCGTCACAGTGGGCCACGTGCTCACGTTCTTCCCCGAGGACTGGTGTCGTCCTATGCTCGACGTTCGCGAAGAGTACGGATTGATGCCACCCGACGCCTCCCAGCAGTTAGTCCGCTGGGAGAAATACGGTTCGATGGGCAACGGATCGACCTTCGAGGTCGAGACCGCACTGTTCTACGCAATCGTTAAGGCGTGCTGTAGCAGCACAAGTTTGGTCAGCGTCTACG